GTCGGAAAAGCCAAAGCCGCCTGAGACGGCCAAGGAGTTGTTCTACCGGGACGGTCCGATGCGCGCCGACGCGGCGCTGCATGACCGCGTCCTCGACGACGGCGATCACGAGAAGGCCGAGGCCGTGAGCCGCGCGCGCCTGAAGAAGCGCGGCCTCACCGACGCACAGATCGACAGCTTTATGGGCAAGCCGACGGCCAAGTAGTCGGCGCTCCACTCCACATCACCAGCCTCACGCGCGCACGCGCCCACCCGTGCGCGCACACCCGCGCGCCCACGGGCGCGCACACGCGCACGCGCGCAGGAGGGCAGCCCATGCCGATGAAGCCCGGGAAAGACGAGAGCCAAGCGGATTTCATGGAGCGCTGCGTGCCCGAGATGATGGGCAAGAACGGCGGCACCGTGCGGCCCAACGATCAAGCGGTCGCGGCCTGCCTCACCATGTTCCGCGACGCCAAGAAGGAAAAGCAGATCGAGCCCGACGACGACGAAGACTACGAAGACTTCATGGACCGCTGCGTCGACGGCGGTGAGGACGAGGAAGAGTGCCGCCTGATCTGGGCCGAGAACCGCAGCCAGCGCGCGGTGGTGAAGTTCAACGACGGCCGCAGAGGTCTGCGCAAGTCGCACGTCGAGCCGATCATCGATGGCCGCGAGTTCGTGTTGTCCGACGAGACGCTCGACCGCATGGGCGACACGATCTCATCCGCCGGATGGGACCTTGAGAACTTCAAGAAAAATCCGGTCGCGCTGTTCAATCACAATCCGAATTGGCCAATCGGAACGTGGAAGAACCTGCACGTCAAGGACGGCAAGCTGCGTGGCCGCCTTGAGCTTCTCAAGGAAGGAAAAATTCCGCGCGTCGATGAAGTTCGCGCGCTGATCGATGCTGGCATCCTCAAGGCGACCAGCGTCGGCTTCAGGCCGATCAAGAGCGAGCCCATCACCAAGGGCGATCTCCTCGAAGGCTTTCGCTTTCTGAATCAAGAACTCGTCGAGACATCGGTGGTCACCGTTCCGGCCAACCCGAACGCGCTCGCAATCGCCAAGTCGCTGAAGATTTCCGACGACACAATCAAGCTCGTCTTTGCCAAGTCCGGCAGCCGGGACGCGCGCGATGTCGGTCGTCGTCAAACCGGCAAGCCCGCCGAAACTCCTCTGGCTATGAGACGCAACATGTCGCTTTCACAGCGCATCAAGGACTCGGAGGGCCGTATCACGGTCCTGCGGGATGGGCTTACTGAGCATCTCAAGACCGTCGACGACTCCAACGTGAGCGACGCCGAGCTTGAGACCACGCAAGAGTTCAATCGCAAGATTGAGCAGGAAGAAAAGGGCCTCGCGGCCCTGAAGAATTCCGAGAAGAGCCTGCTGCAGGCGCAGGCCGACGATAACAACAGCGGCGGCGTGCCGGTGCAGATTCGCTCGTCCGCGCGGCCGTTCGGCGTCAAGCCGAAGACCATCAAGCCTATCGAGTACCTCGTGCGTGACGGTGTCGTGCAACTCTTCGCACATCGCACGCGCCGCAACATCGACGACGTGCGCAAGGCCATCTATGGCGAGGATGAAGCCACCAAGGCCTTCATCGAGTTCAGCCAGAAGGCCGCGAGCGCGCCTGCGATGACTTCGGTGACCGGCTGGGCTGCCGAGCTTGTGCAGCAAGTCAACGCCGACTTCTTGGAGCCGCTCTATGCGGCGGCGGTCTATCCCGAGCTTGCGGCGCTCGGTCTGTCGCTGCAGTTCGGCCGGAACGGCAAGATCATCGTTCCGACCCGCTCGCTCACGCCCACCATCGCCGGTTCGTTCGTCGGTGAGGGCGCGCCGATCCCGGTGCGTCAGGGCGCGTTCACGGCCACGCCGCTCACCCCCAAGAAGATGGCGGTGATCACGACGTGGACCCGCGAGATCGACGAGCACAGCGTGCCCGCAATCGAGGGCCTGCTGCGCGATGCGATCCAGCAGGACACGGCGGTGTCCATCGACAGCGTGCTGCTCGATGCCAACGCCGCGACGACGATCCGGCCTGCGGGCCTGCTCAACGGCGTTGCCTCGCTCACGCCCACGGCGGGCGGCGGCTTCAACGCGCTGGTCGCCGATCTCAAGGCGCTCACGGGCGCGTTGATGACCGGCACCAACGGTCACGTGCGCAAGATGGCGTGGCTGATGAACCCGCAGCAGAAGCTGTCGATCTCGCTGACCACTGCGCCGGGGGCGGGCACCTTCCCGTTCAAGGACGAAGTCGGCAACGGCAAGCTCCTGACCTACCCGATCATCGACTCCGGCACCGTGCCGATGGGCACCGTGATCGTCGTCGATGCGGCGGACTTCGTGTCCGTCGGCGGTGAAGCGCCCCGGTTCGAAATCTCGGATCAGGCGACGCTGCACATGGAAGACACCACGCCGCTCGCCATCGGCACGCCGGGTGCGCCCGCGACCGTTGCGGCTCCGGTGCGGTCGCTGTTCCAGACCGACTCGATGGCCCTGCGGCTCATCCTGCCGCTGAACTGGACGCTGCGTCGCACTGGCGTGGTCGCGTGGGTGGCTGGCGTCACTTGGTAACGCGCTGAAAGGCTCGCCAGTTCTGGCGGGCCTTTCGTTTTTCAACCTCCCACGAAAGGAGATCGGCCATGGCCGACAAGCAGCACGACGTAAACAAAGCCAACGAAGAGGCGGCGAGAAAGAAGATCGCCGAGCAGAAGTCTGCGCGCGAAGCGCAGGCCAAGGAAGCTCCCGTCGAAGGCAAGCCGACACCGACGCAGGAGGAGAACGATCTCGCTGCGATGGGTGTCCATGTCATCGACAAGGAGCCCGATGGATCGCCCGAGCAGCCGCAGGGCATGCAGACGAAGCAGGAGCAGGCGAGAAAGCCTGCTGCTGCCGGGCAGACCTACCCGACCCGCAGCATGTCGCCAGCGAAGCCGGAGTAGTAGCGCGTGGGCCTGCTGGCCACGATCAGTCGTGCGCTCTCGCCCTTCATCACGAAGGGCGAGGGCGACTTTCGTCCGGGCCCGTATCACCTCCCGGTGACGGGTGGCTGGCTGCCTGCCGATGCGAGTTGGAATTGGTGGCAGCAGGGATACGACCCGATCAATCCGACCGGGTGTTCGGCCATCGTCGAAGCGTGTGTCAGCGCCTACTCGCAGACCATCGCGATGTGCCCCGGCGATCACTGGCGATTGAACACGAAGAAGGGGCGTGAGCGCGTCGTCAACTCCGCAGCATCGCGCATCCTGCGTCACCCGAACGTCTACCAGTCGATCTCTGACTTCATGCTGAATCTGGTGCGGTCGCTTTATGTCGACGGCAACGCTTATGCGCTGGCGATCCGCAACGACCGCTACGAGATCGACGAGCTTCACCTGATGCACCCGCGCCTGTCGAGGCCGCAGGTTGTGCGTCAGACCGGCGATGTTTTTTACACTCTCGGCGGCAACGACGTGGTCAATCTGCGGCTCAACACCAACGAGTCGCTGCTGGTGCCCGCGCGTGATGTGCTGCACGTGCGCCTGCATACATCGGAGCATCGCTATCCGTACCCGCTGATGGGGGCATCGCCTATCGAAGCGGCGGCACCCGACATCATGGCGAGCAGCGCCATGACGCAGCAACAGATCAATTTCTACATGAACCAAGCACGGCCGAGCGCCGTGCTGTCGACCGAACTGCAGCTTGACAAGGATCAGGTGCAGGCGCTGCGCGACCGCTGGAACGAACAGGTGCGCGGCCTGCAGCAGGGCGGCACGCCGATCCTCACCAGCGGCCTGAAGGTGCAGCCGTGGGGCGTCGGCGGCAAGGACGCCGAGCTTGCCGAGATGCTCAAGCTCTCGGGACAAAACATCGCGCTGGCCTATCGCATCCCGCTGCAGGTTCTCGGCATCGGCGGCGCTCCGGCCGGGTCGGCCGAAATGATGATGGCGGCGTGGATTTCGACCGGGCTCGGGTTTGCGCTCAATCACATCGAGGAGGCCTTCGGCCTCTTGTTCGCACTGCGCGGCCAGCCCGACGAGTACATCGAATTCGATTCGAGCGCGCTGCTGCGGTCGGCGTTCAAGGACAGGATCGAAGGTCTCGCGCGCGCGGTGCAGGGCGGCATCTTCTCGCCGAACGAAGCACGCGAGCGCGAAGGCCTCGACAGCGTGAAGTTCGGCGACGAGCCGCGCGTGCAGCAGCAAGTCGTGCCGCTCTCGGCGGCCGGTGCGATCCCCGCATCGCCAGCGCCCGGTGCGCCGCCGTCGGCACCGCCAGCGCCCGGTGCAAACGGCGCTCCAGAAAAACCTGAACCAAAACCGCCCGCTCCCAAAGGGGGAGGCAATGCAGACGACAACGTCCAACGGGAAGTCCGAAACCTCTTTCGCGCCGCCGAGCGCGCCGGACGCCGATACACTTCTTGACGCATGGCGCGAAGCACTCGGTGAAGCGCTCGCACAAGAGCGCCGCCAGTGGTCGCGCGAGCGCGCGTTGATCGAGGCGCAGGCCGAGACGACGATCAATCTCATGCGGGCGTCGGTCGCGACGCTGCGCAGCGAAGTGTTTGAACTCGTCAACGCAAAACTTGCCGAGGTGAAAAATGGACGCGATGGCGCACCCGGAGAGCGCGGGCTTGCAGGACCAGCAGGAGAACGTGGACCGGCAGGAGAAAAAGGAGAGCCCGGTGACCGAGGGCTCGAAGGAAAAGCCGGGCCCGCAGGCGAGCGCGGACCCGCAGGCGAACGCGGCGAGCGTGGCGAGCAAGGATTGCCCAGAGAGCGCGGAGCCGACGGTGGAGTCGGTCCGCAGGGACCTGTTGGGATAGGCGAGCGCGGCCCTGCAGGCGAGCGTGGCGATGTCGGACCGGCCGGACCGGCGGGCCTCATCGGCAAGGATGGGCCTGCGGGCCCTGCTGGCGAGCGCGGC